ACTACGCTATTAGGGTTAAACTCTTTGCCTTCATCCGCTTGGAATCGCTGAATTGCTTCCTGTTGGGCCAACAAGTCTGCTGCTTCATAAATTTCTTCTGACATAAGGTCTTGACTCAGAAGTAATCGTTCCCTAGAGAAAGGAACTCCATTGTCCTGTACATCCATTAAGAATCTACAGGCAGGAAGAAGAATCGTTTTATATACACGATTCAAGTTTGGGTTTCCTTTTTCCAGAGCGTTTAGAAACTTCTCGTATATTTGAAAAGTTACTAGAGCATCAATAGCAGCATAGGTTTTCATAACATCAAAGGGTATCCACTCCCATTTGAAGTCTGCCTTTAGAATACCGCGCTCTTTACGGTACGCGTCCATCCAATCATACATTGGCTTCTCATAGTCACCATAGTCTGTCAACTGCATAGCAAGTTGCTTCAAACCATGAGTACCAGGACGCTCATCAATGACATAGTGCATAAGCATCGTGTCTTCGAATACTGGAATTTTTACATTAAAGTGATACTCAAACATCGGAATATCGAACTTTGCGTTATGAAAGATTACTCGTTTTTTATCGAAAAGCTGTTGTAGTAGTCCTTCAGAAACATCATCAAGGCAATCAGCGTCAATATAACAACTCCTAGCGCCGTCATAAGACATACTAATACCCAAGATATGACCGTTACGAGGATAAAGCGCAGTAGTCTCAGAGTCGAGAGCAACGTATGGTTTATCGTAATCAATAGCTGCTTGAATAAATTCATTAGCTTTCTCCGTATCTTGAATGCCGAAAGCTACCTCTTCATTAATATCGGCCTTCTTCTTGTCACCAGAAATATAAGCACAGATATTATCAAGAGACTTTTCCCAAATCTGTTTTGCTTCTGGTTTGAATGTTATCATAGATGGATTAATAGTAGGGAGAAACTTATCTTCTACGATAGTCCCTGCGTAATCCATAACTTTGGTTACTTTTGTAAAATGCTTCAATGGTTCAGAGCCAATGAGAATAACCCACTCATAGGCGTCTGGATTAAAATTTAAGTCTACGTCTTTCTTCAGAACTTTAGTAACTGAAGGATTTGAGCATAGACTAAACTGGTCAAATTCAAATGGAAAGAAATCCATATAACGATTATTTGACTTCTTTGATTCAATTAAGGCTACGTTAGCCATACAACCTTCTCCTGAGATTCTGTACTTGCGTTAAATTTAGATCACCGGGGTCACCGGACCGTAAACCGACTTGTCGTACTGGGAAGTCGCCAGCTAGTTTTTTAACTCTATCTGCTGCGCCTTTACCCGCTTCATCACCATCAAAAACCAAGTCTAGTCCGGTAACACCCGAGATTTTTAATAATTCTAGCTTTTGCTCGTTAAAGTTATTTACACCAAAACAGCAAATAGCGTTTGTTAATCCTTTATCGTGTAGATTTAGCATATCAAATATACCTTCTACTAAAATAACTTTCCCTTGTATTGGTTCTGCCATAGGGAACAGTGGCAATTTAACTCCTGAAGGAGTAAACATATATTTGTTAGGCAGAGTTCCTGTTTCGTCTCGGCCTTGAAATGCTACTATTCTACCACTAGCATCTCGTATAGGAAAGTTTACTCTGCCATTAAAGTTAGTAGCAATGTTATAAAAGGCTTCAAACTTTTCATAAGTACAGGCAGATATGCCTCTCCAGTCTCTCTTAAACGGAGTACTATTCTCAGGCATTGTTAGCCCAACTCCGTTACTTCTAATATCATTAATTTTTCTGCGCAACTTTTCTCTTACTAGTCCTGCTTGGCTAACTTCTACTCCATAGTGTTGAAATAAACTACCTTTATAGCCACAGGAAAAACAATGAAAAACGCCTAAAATCCGATCAATTCTCATCGAAGGGTTACGATCATCATGATCGGGATTTAGGCATTTAATTTTTACATCCTTACCTGATATCTGGTAATAGATACCTCGCTCGGACAATAAATCTTCAACTGCGCTCATGCGATCTCCTCATATACATCTTCAGAAGATTCTCCATCACGAGGAATTACTCCCGTTTCTGGTCCGATACGAAGAGAAGTCCAGTCCATAACTGAAGTAAAGTTACGTTCTTCGCTATTTCGCATTTTCACGCAGTTGAAGCTAATAATGTTATCCTCTTTATTGTGAGTTTCGAGAGTGTACGCGGCATCTGCGGCGTCCAATATGCCCTTAGCAAACCTTGCCTCTCCCGTGGCGTCGATTTGATAAGGGGAAATAAAAGGCACTTCGTACTCTTGTGCGAAGGTCTTCAGTGCTTTACTAACCTCAATTTGTTCTGTCCAATCATATTGTCCCATTCTATTATTAGACATCCCTCCACGCTTAACCTGATTTATATAATCTACGATTACAAGACCTGGGTTCAGTCTCTTAATCTTTTTATCTAGCTCTGTACGAATGTTCGCAAGAGTGAGGGACGGATTATATATAATATCAAGCTGTACTTCCCGTAGAGGATTTTCAGAAAGCTCAGACTGCAATTTACGGAAGTCTCGATGGGAAAGATATTTGTGATAATGCTTCTCGCCGTCTTCAAACCGTGAACTAAACCACTCAGCTACTAGTTGCCACTCACCCAAGGACAAATTACCGTTACGGATAGCCGCAGCGGGAACTCCAGTAGCTATAGAACACATTCTTTGCAGCGTGGACTGCGTGTCCATCTCGATAGTAAAGTATAAAGATGAACGACCTTCTTCGTAAGCATTGACGGCCATATTAGCACAAGTAACAGATTTACCTGCACCCCTACGGCCACCAACTAGAATTAGGTCAGTCCTGCCGAAAGTTTGAATCTTGTCATAGTCATTGTTTAGTCCAAGTACTATGTTACGCTCCAAGTCATCTGGAGAGGATATAAGTTCTACTTTCTGCATGTTTTCACTGCGCGGGCGGGTATCGACCTTGCTCTCGACGTCAAGAACGATATCCTGCAGAGCTTCTATGGACTCTGCCGCAGACTCTGTAGCGATAGTATTATCTAAGTACTTCTCTAACTGTTGCATAATCTCTATCTGAGCATACTCGTTTTTGAGATACTCAAGGAGAGTTTCATTAGGAATATCAAGATACTCTACTTTTTCAAGTGAAGAAAATTTGTCACGAAGTTGACCATCACGAATGGCAATCGCTAGTTCTTCAAATGTAGGGAGAGTACTGTGTTTCTGAACGTGAGAGTTCAGAGTTTTCCAGATGGTGTGATACTCAACGGGGAAGTAGTGCTGTTCACAGTCCGCCCACACGTCCATATCGCTATCCGCGATAATAGACTTGAGCAGTATACTGGACAGGTTCACTTATAGGTTCCTCGCAGAGACAGAACTGGACAGAGAGGACTCCCTGTCCAGTAAGGTTAGATAAGTTACTTAATTAAGCAGTAGCTTTCTTAGCTTTGGGGTAGTTAGAAGCAGTCAAACCACGGCGAGTAAGCATAGTCTTAACGCCACGGGCAGTTTTGCCAATCTCTTCCGCAATTTCTTCTACAGTCATAGAAGCAACATCAATGCCTTCCAGAGGATCTACGCGGGTAGAACCCTTGCTCTCACGTTGAGCAGGAATAGCTTCGATAGCAGAAGTACGCAGAAGGCTGAGAGCCTTACCACGAATCTGATTAACAGAACGGTTCAGAGCATCTGCGATGTCTTCGAGGAAGTCACCGTTGTTAGCCATAGAGATGAAAGTTGCTTCTTCATCTTCAGAGAATGTACGAACAGACTCTTGCTTGGGAGTAGGCTTAACGTGCTCAGTCAATTGCATTGACAATAGCTTGCCTTGGATTTGCTTAGAGCTAAATGCTCCGCCTTCAAAGGCATCAGCAATCTGGCTGTAGGTATACATACCAGAGTTATCTTCAACGAATGCACGAAGAGTGCTTTCTTGATCTTCGCTGAATACACGGGTGTTGCCGGCTGTTGAGGATTCTACTTCAAACTCCATTTTGCGCAGCTTTGCTGCTACAGACTTGGGTGAGGTTTCCAACTCGTCAGCGGCTTCAACAACAGTTGCGTAAGAGACGGGTGATTCGTCACCTACGAAAGATACGAGAGCGGCTGTGCGCTCATCAGTCCACTTAGGAAGTGCCATAGCTTTTTTGGTTTTTGCGGATTCTATTCCGCTTTCATTGAGCAAGATTGTGACTTCTTTTGTTAGTGAAGAACGCACACTAAACCCGGCTTCAACGAGTGCTTTTTCCGCTTCAGCTTTAGTTTTAACAGAAGACAGCTTGCCTGTAATGCATACTATACCCATAGATGCAGTACTAGGCTTACTGGCTTGAGAAGCAAAGCTGAATGGTAAAGACTTATAGTAAGGCAGGTACTCTTCCCTAAACCACACCATAAGATTCTGGGTAGCTTTTGGTCCGAGACCTGCAGACTCACATACTCCCTCTGATAAGTCGTCCAGCTTGTAAATAACTGAACACAGCTTTTCAGAAGCACTCTTTCCGATTAGCGGAATAGAGAACGCAGGCAATACCTCTTGGAGGGAGGCAGCTTTGGAACCTTCAATTTCCAAGAACAACTTACCTGCTAGTTTTTCGGAACTCAGCAATTCCGTCAACAAGTCCAAACTCATGTTATAAATATCAAAGATAGATTCTAGTTGAAGTTTGTCGATCGTCGCGGGGCCTAGTCCCTTGATCTTCAGTGTCTTTGCGAAGTGCTCGAGTTTCTGTACACCTTGCCCTTCACAAGATATATTCTCGCAATACAATAAGTCATTCTTCCAAATAAGATCAGAAGAACAACTAGGACAATTAGTCGGGGCTTGTATTTTCAAGAATTTATATCTCCACTGAAAGAAATACTCCGAATTTTTCCATTGGCTTATAACGATAGTGAGCGTACTCAGCGTGCAGGGCTTGCTCTAACGTCCAAACATTGAAAAGAGTATCATGATAGGTACGTTGAATACGAATATCATAGTTGTTAAATCCACGACTACGCCGTAGCACATCTTTCCAATTCTTTCCGGAAGCAATTCCAATTTTTAAGCACTCTCTTTTATTAGTTTTACGGTTTACAAGAACTACACAGTATAGTACGCCGTCTCGTTCTTTTTCTTCGGGGTGGTTTTCAAAGTAAGTAAGGTTATATACTCCACTCATCGAATAAAGGGTACTATATTATCTTTTGGTGGTTTTACTTCTATGATGTCTCCATCGCTAAAAATAGCTACAGAGCCGTACTCTTCCCCTGCCATCTCTACGTTAAGCTCTTCATGAGACTCCTCCAAAACATCTATAGTCTTTCTCCAGGATTGGATTAATTTTACTCTTAGAGACGGCTCTAAAGCCCAAAAGTAATCATACACTCCTATAGCTCCTGAAAAATGGTTCGGGGACTCTGTAAATCCTGCGAAGAGAAAAATATTCTCGTCTTCCATCATACTCTCCTAACTATTCTTGGGATGATTTCCCCACTTCTAATTACTTCAACATTACAACCAATCTCAAGGTTAAGAGACTCGATATACGCAATATTGTGTAGTGTAGCACGAGACACTGTGGCTTCGCCAATTACTACAGGTTCTAGAATAGCGACTGGCGAAACAACTCCCGACTTACCAACTTTCCACTCTACATCTAACAGCTTGGTTTGTACACCTACTTGCTGTTCTTTGTAAGCGAAAGCACCACGAGGATGGTGGGCGGTGTATCCCAACTCGTTAAACTGTTCGATACCGTCGAGTCGAAATACTTTACCATCTTGGGGGAATTGTTGCCAGTCAGACTCGGTCACTACATTGAAGCCCTGTAACCTCAGCTCTTCCATATCTTCAGACCAGAGACGCCCGATATGGGGCTGTATATCATACGCTACAAATGTTAGTGGCCGAGTCTTAAACTCTTCTAAGTCTTTCAAATTGAGTGACCCTGCAGCCACATTTCTTGAATTAGCTATAGTCTTTGGACAAACGAGTTCCCCAGTGATTTGAATTTCACCAGAAAAGTCAATATCGTTAGGAACGTGCATAGCTAACTTATCTGTAACATCCACACCTTTCTTACCGTCTCCCCGAGTAAGACCCAATACAAAACGGCCATCGTAGTATCGAAGAGATACTGCCGCACCATCAAGTTTAGGAGTTACTACGGTTGTTCCTGTGCCTGGCGGAAATGGTTGGACATCTCCAGGGTAGACCTTCTGAAGGCTACGCATAGGATACATATGAGAGAACTTAAAGTCAGAACGATATCCAACCTCATTATATTCATACTTACTACTGAGATAATCAAACTCAGCATCAGTAATAATAGGCTTGCCCTCGTAATAGGCTTTAGATGCTTTATCAAGAAAGTCGCGCATTGGTCTATCCATTATGATTGAGGATATATTATATGAGGAAAGAGATAAAATGTCAAGAATTATTTTAGGTATATCTCTTGAATAAGTTCTTGGAAGTATTCCTCTATTACCTGCTTATTCTCAGCTAAAGAGAGAATTTCAGATATGCCGCGGAATAACTCTTTTGAGGTTTCTAGCTCCAGAGGAATGTGTACTCCCTTATTAGTCGGTTTCCACTCCTCATCAAAATCTAAAAAGTACTCCCTAAAGTGTAGGTACTCTACTTCCCTAAACTCTGATACAGTCATTCTGATTTGTTTGTAATCCTCTGAGTAGATTATTTTGGAATAGGTTTCAGTTGACATCTTCGTTCCTCAGTATATTTGATAAAGGAACTACTGAGGTAACATTCTCAGGTTTCATTAGGCGATACGAGTCCGTATCCCAACAAAACATAAGGAGGGTGTCATCTTTTTCTTTTGCACGATTACTTTTCTTCTGTATATAGGGAGTAGAAAAGTCTAGCGTACATATATTATACTTAGTTTTCTTAGACTCAGGACTTTTATAGGTGACAATTGCATCACCTGCGGATTCCATTTGCTTTCTAAGTTCTTCTTTTTTCACTTACATCTCCAGCTAGCTTTATGAGAAACCTCTTTCCATGTAGCTATTTTGGATGGATGTGAAAAAGCCCCGAGAGACTAGACTCGGGGTACTGTTTATAGTCCTATAGTATAATTATGTATTCAGTGCTTGAATTATATTTGTAAAGTACTGAGCAGCTTTACCAGTCAGCTTGCCAACGATATCCTCGTCAACTTCTTGACCAGCATCTGACAAAGCTGCGGAAAGTGCTTCTACTGCTGCGGCTTTTGATACACGAGTACCACCCCCGCTAGACTTAGTAGAAGAGCCACCTGCTGCTGGGGCTTTCTTCACATATACTCCGGCTTTAGTCAAAATCATACGAACACCGTTTGGTGATTCGCCAAGATCGTCAGCAATCTGCTTAACGATTTCCATTGAAGTCTCAGGAGTGGGCTCTGCTTCCTCGTACATTGCGATAGCTTCTGCCTTACTCTCGTCTGTCCACGCCATTTTACGTTTCCTTTTAGTTGGTGATTTGTTTCCCGGACAGTCTCCTGTCACGGCACGTTGTTGTAAATAAAATCGGTCGCCCATTGGTTTCCTCTCTCAAGATATGTATATTATGCTTGATTATGAAAAAAATGTCAAGAATTATTTTTTGGCAGCCTTTAAAATTATTCATCCTCGTCTTTCTCTAGTGATGCTATAACGGCTAGTTTATATACTTCCGAATAGCCTATAAGTACAATAAAAAATATAGGCGCTAGTATAAACGCCATTATAAATATTGTAGTAACAAAAGCCAGATGAGGAAATACTCCCCAGTTGGGCCGTACAGCTATAGCATACCTAAAATTTATTAGGGAAAAGCTAATAGCAGTCACTAGACAGAAAAACGCATAGTATTTTGCTATGTCAAATATTATCGGTAGAAATTCCATATTCTTTTAAGTGTTCCAACTTCCCTAGGTCATACGCTAGGGCCGAGGCATTAAAGCCCCCTTTTGTAAAGCCTTCTGTTTCTTCATTTACATAAATGTCGTAACAATCAGATGCGTACCTTTCCTGATATAAAGTTTCAGTACGTCTAGCTTTAATCACAGCAGATGTGTGATACTTTGCTGACCATACTACTTCTCCTACTTCAAAGCTATCAGATACACACTCGTCGGGAAGGTACTCTACCCCTTTTCTTTCTTCGCCTACCACTCTTTCGGGAACACCGACTTTTTCAATAATAGACTTCACGAAAGCTATAGAACGATAAGTACTCTTAGATATGTCTGCAAAAGAGGAACCTTCTAGGTATGCTTCTATCATACCTCGAATCTCGTCTTTGGTAGCCAGAGTGCCACGCTTTTTAGCTTTCATTCTTTTTACTAAATCCTGCTCATACTCAAACTCCTCAATAATTTTATTGAGACGAGTAGTATTGTATGAAATATTTAGTATTTCGCAAGCCTCCTTTTTAGTTATAGGAGGAGAGCTGTTGAGCAACGATATTACTTTCTTTACACTTGCATCAGTAATATTTTCGTACTCTTTTCTTTTTACTCGCGCCATAATCTTCTCCTACTGTAAAAACAATATTATAAAGGAAAATAAATAAAAAGTCAAGATAGAATTATTCTCGAGGGTCTTCGCCAATAGATCTTTTTTGGTACCAGATCTGCTTGCGTACATCAATCTCTTCTGAGTCTTTTTTACCTCTACGCCAACCGTATTTAAACGCTGTAATTTTACAGTAGATTCGTACTTCTTCTTCCCCATACGCTGCTACCATAGCATCAATACACTCAATCTGAGAGCCTTTATAGTGGTCGGGGTTTACTTGATCGCTCATTCTTCTTCCTCATCACAATACCAAGGTCCACTGTCAGGCTCAGAATACCACCACTTTTCTTCAGATACATTTATACAATGATAGGGTAGCGTATACCCATCACCACTCATATGTTCACCACATACTTCGCAAATCATTTATTGCCACTCCAATGCTTCTGCAACATCTGGAAAGTGATGTGCTATAATATCCCAGCATTGATCTGCCACTACCATGTGTTCTTTTTGGGTTCCGTGCCCTCTACGGAGTTCACAATAATGAATCCAGCTCCGAAGTGAGCCAGCCATGTAAAGGGTACTATTCGTATTCCCTTCAGGAAGAATTGCACGAGCTTGTTCCTTTGCTATTCCGTTTTGAAGTGCCCAGGCATAATTTTTCTTTGCAAGAGACACTACCTCAGCCTGCTTCATGTTCCAGTCTTCATAGAGACGCTCATGCTGAGTTTTATTTCCGCCCTTTCCAAAGTCGTCATCCGAAATACCAATACTGTTCTGGCGATTCTTTGGGTCTTGTAGACGAGCTTCTCGATACTGAAAATTCTCCTGAACCGCATATCGTTGGCTAAACTCTTGGAAAGAAAAACTACGATGCCGCAATATTTGCCGAGCAATATCACGAGTAGTTTCAATTTCCATGGTAATATGTACCATCTCAAAAGGTGACCAATGTTGGTGCCGAATAAGATAGCTAAGTAACTTTGGAGCACTTTGATGATGATTTTGGTTTTCTGGGTTACTAACGCGAGCCGTATACGCAATCAGTTGATTTGGTGTATCACACCCAGTTATTGCGCTCGGCTTAGTAATTCCAACTAAAGTGACTTTACTCATCTATATCCCCTAAATCAATATCTCCGATCTCTACTTTAAACTCAGGCCACTCATCCTCTAAGAAGAAATCTACTACTGGCAGACTTCCATCCGCAAAGCCATATAAAGTGTCTCCTGCTCCAATAATATCGTTAGCTTGAGATAGAATTTTATCTAGCTTCTCTTCGATTCTATCTAGCTGTTCTATAATTTTATCGTCCATTGTATTCCTCAAAATTCATAAGTGACTGTAAGTTCTACAGAATTCATATTCCAGCTTTCAGTTTCTCTCCACCAGCCCACTACTCCAGAGTTAGCCGTTCCATCAATCACTTGTGGGGCTATTTCGGAAGAAGCGATCCAATAGTCTGTATCTGGGTTGAAAAAATTTGCTTGGACTCCTACTCGCCAATTCTGAGTGGCATGATATCCTAGTCCAATGCGAATAAACGGGGCAGGATCTACAGACCACCCTGACCCATAAAGTTGACCATACTCTAATCTTTCTTCTTCGGGGATAGGAATAGGTCTATCGTCACTAACATTATGATTTGCGACTAGTAATGTATAGGCTACTTCACCTACTACTATATCGTCAGCAAAACCCGGGCTTGAGTTAGCTTGTGCAATATCACTATTTAATGGCACTCCAATACCAGCGCCTAAACTAACTTCTAGCTTATCTGTTAGATCAAAGTCATACCCTAAACCAAAAGCTGCGTAGCCTTCTGTGAATAGACTTTGGCCTATTGCACTGTATCGACCTTCGTAGTAGCTTCCCCAAAGGGAGATGTTTGAGCCATCGTGCTCTAGCTTGATGTGTGCTGCCACATCTCCACTGTAGTTTAAATTTCCTGTGTCAAGATACTGAGTAGTACCTAGTCCTATACTAAAAGTAAAAGCTGATAGTATATCCATAATCGCTCCTAGCGTTCCAGCACCCACCCTTCAAAAGCGGCATAAAACTTAGCAGCGTCCTCGCACGTTTCAAAATGAAAAGTGTCTTGGTACACGTTAGTCCAACCCTCTTGGTGGTACTGATGTTTATCTAAGTTCTGTTTACACCAATCCTTGGCCCTAGATCTAAGATCTGAATGAATGATGACTTTATATCCCTTTGGAAGCCATCGGTTTTTGTACTCAAATATTTCTTGTGGAGTCATTTTGCTGTGATCCTCTTTTCGTAGTCAGCAAGAGACTCATCCCACCAATAGGGAGCTGGTCTCCCAGTCCAACTGGCAAAAGTAGCCTTGTCGAGATGATAATAGTCACGATAAGACTGTATA